CTGAAGTTCTTGCCCTATTTTCTTCTTAAGAAAATTCCAAGACTTATTATTGGCCGCAAGCTTATTAAGTTTCATATTATCTTCGACCATTTCATACATCATGCCTTTTTGTTCGAAGTTTAACTTTCTACGTGAAAACTCAAAGTTTTGCTGGTCCTTAGAATATTTGACCAAACTATCTACCCATTTAGCATATAACTTATCTGGATTAGCAATACTTATCCTACTAAGAGTGGTACTTTTACCTGCAACCAAATTCTCAAAAACACCCATTACTTTCTTAGATACCCTTTTATAATGAGCACTAACACCATCTTCTGCTTTTATATGTCCAATCCTTCTCCCATCTCTAACAGTACGTAATAACCATTCTGCAGTTCTATCAGCATCAAATTCTGCAAAACCCTTCTTAGTATCTCTATAAGCAGGGTTTGTCTTTTTAGCCTCTTCATAGGCTTCAAGTAATCTATCTCTTAAGCCGGGTTTAAAATGAAGTTCTTCTAATTCATTAAGTTTAACTATATGCCCTATTTCATGGGCTACATAAATTTGAGCCATTTCTTCGCCCAACTGTTGGCTTGTGAATTTACCTTTCTTAAATGCCTTGCTAAGAGTTATTAACTCTTCTTTACTCAGAAATTTCAGTGCATATGGTTCCACCCGAACTGGGTAAGTATCTACTACAACTACCCATTTATCCTCTCTTATTTGATAACTTGCTGCTGGATGAAGTTTAAGAGAACCATCGTCTTTTTGTTTAAGTTTCCATAGTGCATCTAAAGCATATCTAGATTGAGTATCGTTATATAACAAACCAACCTCAAGATCCTCTCTTTTTATTTTTGAGTTATATTCTGGGTTTATATCATTATAAGTAAGAAAAGTTACATCGGCTTTTATACCAAACCAATTAAGGGAATCTAAAGTTTTAAGCATTGGTTTGGTCAAACTACCAAGATACTTTTTAAAATCCTCAGACATACTAGTAGTAGTCTTAGTCCTCTTTATCCCAGGTAATCTACCCTTCATCCAGTTTTTATCTATATATTTAAAATCAATCTCTGCATCTAAGCTATTATTTACAGCAATACCCCTGTTATATAATGAGGTCATATCAATACCCTCACCGAGCTTACTCCAACCAGCTATAATTGATGACATCTGCATCATGTCATATTCATCAGCTACTACTTCTTCTTCAGGGGTTCTCATACCCTCTATTTCTAAATTAGATACAGACAACCCAGCAGCCATATCCATAGGTTTTAAGTCCATAATATCCTGCTCTTGTACAGTATCGTAGATAGCATCATGGATATCTTGATAAATAGTTATCCTATCTTGATTTTCCTGCCCTGGTGTTGTGGGTCTTAATAAATGGTATTCAGATAATTTGTCCTCATTAGGAAATAACATTAAATCCCCATTATCATTATAGCCCCAGCCCAATAACCCAGATCTTTTGTTAAGATCAAGCATTTTTGTCTCTAAATCCTCTTGTCGCTCATTTATTCTTTGTGCATCTTCAGGGGTCAAAACTGTATCTTCTACCATTTCTCCTTCTTGTTGTGCTCGTGCTTCTTCTTCAAATCTTTCAATCTCCCATTGTTGGTCTGTTGTATAAACTCGTCCTGACACCCCATTTGAGTCATAAAACTCTACTTCCTCATAAATAATATCTTGAAGGGCCCCAGTCTCATTACTCTTGTCCTCAGTTATAAGTCCTTCACTAACTAACCTTGCTAATGCTAGGTCCTCTACTTTTTCTCCCCTCTGCCCAAATAGCTCTTCTTGTCTCCCTGTTCTCGTTCTAAATGGGTTTCTTTTAGTTTGAGGTAATCGGAATCCTGGAAGTGCAGCAAATTCTCCTTTTGACTCTTTGGTATCAAGGCCCCCCATTTGATCTATTATTGTTAACGCACTAGATGATGGATACCATTTAGATTTAGTTTTTGGCCTTTCTAAAGGCAGTGAAGGGTAACTAATCCTAGTCTCTTCTTGTTGCCACTCTTCTTCAAGAAGTTCCCTTATCTGTTCTGCCCTTTCTGTAGTTAAATCCCTAGGTCCAGCTATATTTATTGTCTTACCTTCTAAACCATGATTAACCATAAACTCATTTAATTCATACCAAGTAGGATTTACAATCAACGGTTTTCCTTCTTGTCTCGCTAACTTTATAGTTAAATTAGTACCAGGAGAGCCTTCTTGAGCCCCCTTCTCAAGCTTAGTGTTATATGTACCCTCTTTGTAATTAGTGAATACAATAGTCGCATCAGACTTTAGAATATTCTCATGCGTTCTAACTCTATACTTCTCAGCATTCGTATCAGTCTCTTTTGATTGTTCAGATTCAACTAACCCATAATTTTTAAGTGACTCTATATGCTGGGCCTTATCCTTAGCATTATTTAGATAACCTAATGGGGCAATACCTCCTGTTGGTATTTTCAATCCATCAGCAATTTCTAATCCAAGAAAATCAACGCCTTCTTGCCCCCCAGTTACAATTTTTCCTGGTCTCTTTATTCTAGAAAGTTCTTTACTAGACTTACTCTGACTATCCCAAAGCTTGTTTAAATTCTGCCCTATTTTAGAATTAATTAGTTTTTCATCTACTTCCTTAATAAGGAAATGAAGAAAAGTTCCTTCTGTAGCTGTTAACTCCGTACCTTCAAGGTTATACCTCATTGACTTTATAAATGAAGTTATTTGTCCCTTTAATCTTTGAGTTGTTCCTCTCTGATCAGAAGAATTCCTAATCAAATCACTTATAGTATATTCTGAGTATATCTTACCTTTAGACTCAATTAACTGCATAGGAGCAACATCTTGAAGGGGTATAGACACATCTAATTTATTTAATACTTTCCCACCAGCTTTTTGATTTGCCTTAAATCTAAATTCATAGCCATGTTGCCTTGCCTGATGCAGGATTGTCTGGAAGGCATTAAAAGCGTGAGCTAAATTACTATTATCCCATTCTTGATCTGCCTTTAATAAAGCCCTACCTAAATGTATAACACTCGATACATCAAAAGGCTTTGTAACTTTTCTATACTCAAGATCAAGTTCATCTGCATAAGCCTTTTTATTTTCCCTTTTTCTTTTATCCACCTTGTCATATTTTTTATTAACCCTAGCTAGAACCTCTTTTGCATCTTCAGGGGTTATTACTCCAAAAACTGCGGCTTTTTTTCTTTTTGGTGATGCTCTATTATTAGCATCTATAAAAACCCTATCTATAAAATCAGATACTGGTAATAAGCTCTCTTGTAGTGCTTTTTTACCTGTTTTAGATTCCCCTCTATATGGTATTAAAATAGATTCTGGTGAAGGAATATGTTCAATAACAAATCCTAAATCATCTTCTACCCACCCCTGTGCTACGGGTAAAGGAGAATCTTGTGTTAGCATTTCTAGAATATTAAAATACCCACCTGGGATACTCAATCCAGGAAAACTTAATTTATAAGCATCTACATCTTTAGGAATTTGTCGGAAATTAAATTTGTAAAATTTTTGTGCCCAGCCTGTTCCCTTTAGTACTTTATCAGTAAGAACATGTACAGGTACTGGAACAATCTTCCAATCTATACTGTTATTAATATCTATAAGCCTACTAAACTCATTAAGTATATCTAGACCCGGTTTTGCTTTAACATCTTTATCAAATAAGAGATTAAAATTAGCTTTCTCTTGAGGGGCAAGTTTATTTAATATTTCTCTTTTAACTGCTGTATAAGCTTTTTGGATTGCCCTATCATTCTTAACCTTGTCTAAATCATCTCTAAACCTTCTATAAGGCTCAGCATTCTCAAACATAGTTTTATTTTTACCTATGCGTATAACATTATCTTGTTCAGCTTCTTTTATTGTGAGCTCATAAGGATCTATACCATCAGCATTATTAGGATCAATAGATAATATTTCCTCTTCAGCAATTGTCTCTTCATCTTCAGTTTTTCTTTGCTCTTCTAATCTCCTTTTCTCTTGAGTTTCAACAGCTTCTAATGCGCTTTGTATTTGGCCCGTTTTCCCCTCTTGTTCTTCAGCTAATGTAAGTTGTATCTCCTGAGTAGCTCTAATTTTATCTAATGCTTTTTCAGTTATTTGTAAGCCACTTAATCCAGTAATATCTTCCCCTTCTAAAGTGGTTCTCATAATTTGTAATAATCTTTCTTTAAGGGCCTCTCCTATTTTTCCCCATTCTTGTAATGGTAAAGATAACTTAGTAAGGTCTGTAACTTCCTTCCCACCCCATAGCTCATTATAAATACCCCTTAATACAAAGAAATCTGCATCTTCCCCTTTTTTAGCACTTCCCCAAAATCTTTGTAGTACTCTTACTACCTCTTCTCCTGTTTTAGCGAGGTCTATATTAGATAAAGAATTTGTTAATCTAGTTTTATTTGCAAGGTCAATATTACTGGACTTAAAAGCTTCTAATTTTTGGTCTTCATTTACATCCTGTATATCAAACCCATTTTCTACTTTGAACCCATCTTCTTCTTTATGGAGCTCTCTTTGTTTCTCTGCTGCCTTCTCTCTATCTTGTTGATTAGTAAGTTCCCTATGAACTACTGCACCCTCTTTGTTCTGCACCTCTATAACAATATCGTCTCCAGGTTGTTCTAATCTCAATTTACCCAAAGCCTTAGCTATTGAAGCTCTGGAACCATCAGTCCTCCTAAATTCATCAACTTTATTTTTTGCTGTACTAATTAACATCCCAACACCATCTATAGCGTGACTAAAGACTGTATTCTCCCCAATTATTTCCTGCATCTCTTTTGCAGTGGGTAAATTATCTAGCATTGCCGAACTGACAAAAAAGGAATCCTTACCAGACTTAGGATTAAAAATATTAGATAATTGAGCTTTAATATCCTTAAGAGATTCAAATATCCTATTAGGTTGAGATATATCAAAATTTGCGGCAGGAACAAGATCAAGCTCTGAAAGATTAGGCACCTTGGAAGATTTAATAGGTACTACTGCTTCTGTGCCCTTTACTTTTCTCTGTTTACCCTTTTTAAGGTCCTGTTCTAAAAAGGCTCTAGTTTTTCTATCCGCTGCCTCTTTTTGCTTTTGGGTAGTTCTTTTTCCTTGTGGGGTATCACTTGGTGTTTCTGGTCCCCCTTGAGTTGCCCCAAGCATATCCCTACTTTTCCTAAATACTGATTCCGCTGTTGATGACACTCCTCTACCACCGCCAGCAAAAAGACCACCACTTGTAACACCTTTAAAAGCCGCCTCCATAACATCCATTTTCATTTGGGCTGTAGTGTAATCATCATCAATAGCGAGTCTTTGTAACCCTGTCATAGTATCCTGAATAGTTTCAGCACCACCTTCGGCAACAGCACCTTGAGCAAGACCCATTCCAATATCAGCACCAATTTTTTGTAATTCTTTTTGAAGCCCCATATATGTAGCTGCTTCAGCTGCTGAGGCAGTTGCTATTTTACGTTTAATTATACGTAAAAGAGGTGTGATAACTGAAGTAGCCATAATAACTTCAGCCCCAACACCAACACCAGCATAAGGCACACCAACTCCCATACTTATAGCAGCTTCCCTACGACCAGTCATACCTTCCCTAGCAAAAGTCCCAAAAGTTATACCAGTTCCTTGAACATATTCCTGTGCATAAGCTCCTGCTAATCCACCTACAGCTCCTGGTCGCCTAATACCAGATAGCCCTGCTCTAGTAAACATCTCCCTTTTAGCTCCAGGCCTACCAAGAACTTTTTGCATTAACTTAAGACTACCTTCCGCTAATTGATCATCCCATACCTTCTGTTTAGAAAGTAACTTCTTACCCTTCTTCGTAAAAGACTGCCCTATAATTTTTCTCAAGGCCATTTTAGAACTTTGAGAAAATCCAAACTTGGCTGCTCCTCCAACAGCAAGACCACCCCACAATGGGGCAGTAGACCCAAGAGCAACAGCAAGAATAGAACCAATAACTGCAGAAGTTATACTAGCCAACATAGAAGGAGTAAATTGCCCTAAACCTAATACAGTTTGGTCTACTAAATCACTAAACTTTTCAGAACTATGTAAAGCATCCTCAAATGTAGGGACACCAATCATATATTCTGAAGCAATCTCTTCTAATAATTGTGCATGTTGTAAAGACTGATTAGCTTCCCACTCATCTCCTGTAAGGGTTTCCCAAGCAGCGTCAAAATAATTTATATTTGCCGCTAGATTATAGGCCCCAGAACTTACACCCCTGCTGAAAAGTTGCCCTTTAGTAGAAATAGTTTCTTGGGCACCTTGCCAATCAGTTAACTTAGGAGTGGTTTGGGGTAAACGGGCTTCAAATATATCTCTAATGGGAGTATCAGCAAATTCTGCAGTTCTAGTTGCTTGTGCTGCTGTTGTTGGGCCAACCATTTCCCCCACAGGCATTAAAGCTGCAATACCTTCCTGAAAAGCTCTAATTCTTTTAGGGGTTTGTTCAAACCACTTAGAATCTTCAGCCTCAGTTAATGCTTCGTCATACTTACCTTCTTTTAAAAGATTCCATGTTTTTGTGTGTTCTTTATTCCAATTAGTACCTAACTGAAAATTAACTGAGGCTAAACGCTCTAAAAATAAAGAGTCACTAACCCCTAGTTCAGTAGCTTGTGTTTGTGCTGCACTCCATGCTTTAGCTGAATCTTCCTTTAACCACTTATCACGGACTTCTTGAGGAACTTCATCCCCAACTTTGTAGGTTTCCAGTTCTCTTTTTGTTAATTTGTGTCCAACACCAGCAGTAGGATTACCCTTAGTATCTGTATAGACATCACTTCTATTACCTTCAACTTCTGCAGAGGATAAATAATTTAAAAAAGATTGAGGAGCGGCCACACTTATTGGCTCCTAGCTGCTATAGCTGCTTTTTTGCGCCTGAAATAATCTTCATACCATCCAAATTTTTGACCAAATAAACTCTGTAGACGATGTGCCATCAAATACTCTGTACCAAATCCTTGGCTCTTGTTTGGGTCTACAATAAGCTCACCATTTTTGTCTTTTTTTAGCTTGCCCTCACTATCTCTTTCATAAACCTCCCCAATTCCGCCTATTGTCACATATAACAACTTATCTGTATCAGGATCAAACACCCCATTCATTTGACCAATAATACCCCCAACATTCGCCATATCTTTTATCGAGTAACCAAATTTATTCTTCCACCATTTATCAAACTCGGTTATCCTTGCACCCTCGAGCGTCTCTCTAAGATTCCTCAATATGGCATGACCACCAAGCTCACCTAGAGCCATCTCTGATTGCCTAATAGAATTTTCTATCCGTATTGTTGTTTCTTCATCTCTTGTAATAAATGGGTCTCCTTCCCTTGCAATATTCTGCCTTTCCCAATGAGAAAATAGATCAAACAGATTAGCTGTAAAAGCATTTTGCACAACCTCATTAAAACCTCCATATCCTGTCTCAGGGTCATATAAAGCTTGAATAGTTCTAGTAGCTATATCTGATGTCTCCTTGTCCCAATCCGAAAACTCATTTAAAAAATATTGTTGCATCTTTACATTATGTTCTAACGTATCTTTGTTCGCAGCAATAGCATTCTTTAAATCAGCATCATACTGTGCTGGAGTTTTTCCTAATATAAGCATTTTGGTCATCGCATCTATCTCAGCTACACGCTGTAGCATCGTTGCATTAGGGTTACCTATTAATGACCAGTTATAAGCTAAGTCTTCAAATACTAGACGTTTCTCATTAAGAGAAGCCGTTTTTGACTTTATAACATCACTAGGTGTTATTAAATCATGTTTAGCCACTATCAACTTTGCATTTAACCCCTTAAGCTCATTCTCTAAAGCATTTTTATCTTCAGTTAATTTACCTCTCTTATTTGCTGCAGCTGCTATTGAATTATCCGTTGGGACTCCTTTATCCTCATTAGTTTTATCTTCACCAACTAATCTTTTCCTTGTAACTGTTCTTTCTCCACCTTTTACCGTTTGGGTTGTCTCATACTCTTCTACTTTCTTATTCTCGTAGTTCATCATCTGCTCATCAATATAGAGCTGATCTTTAGCCATCTGATCTTTATAACGCTGAATGCTAGGGCTACCAACTTTACCGTCCGATATCAATTTATCTATCTTGGCTTGTCCCTTGGCTATTCGTAGTGAAGCTCTCTTAACCCTTCTTACAGTACCTTTTGTTCCCCTAAGTCCTGTACCCCCTGGGCCGAGAATTTCAGGGAATGCCTCAGTTCTTGCCACAACATCAGCGTGCCTATGAGATTGTTCTCTTAAACTAGCTGGAGTTAAATCGTCTTTACTCCAATTATGGAGATAAGAAGAAACATCCCCATCTTCAGTAAATACTGCTCTTTGCTCATCAATACTATCTGGGTCCGTAACTACGTCCTCTGGGGGTTTTGCCCCTGCCATAAGTTTCTTTGCTATTTCACCTTTAAACTCTTTTTTCTTCTCTAATTCTTTAACTTCACCAAGAGGGTCTGTTTGTATAGATATTCCTGATTTTGTAATGAGTGTTTCAACTTTTTCCTTTAGAGCTTCTGTATGAGTTTCCTGTTGTTCCAAAAGGGCTCCCACTTTCGCTCTTATCTCTACAGGTGGTAAATCCTCTAGGTCCTGGGCCAACTTATCTATTTCTTTAGTTATACTAGTTATATTCCCCTCTAACCTTTTTATTTCTGCCTTTTCCTCATCCCATTCCTCCCCAACAAGATTTTCTAGGTCCTTCATATCCACACCCAATGAACCAGCTATTGCTTTCCCTTGGTTCCAATAAAATTGTTCCTCTCCTCCTTTTGCAACCCATAAGTTCCTTATCATTACTTTGCCTAACCCTTGTATATCTTTCTCGGAGAATCTAGTAAAGGTTTGTTCATCCTCTACTCCTTCCTCACCTATTCCGGCTCCCGGTGCCCCATTTTTTATAACTCTATTACCATCTTCTAAAACCGTAGTCCCTCCAAAGTCACCTTTAGCATATTTACTTGGGTTTTTTCTTAAATCTCTTCTTACTTTCTTTGTGTATTTTAAAAACCCAGGAACCGTCTTCCCAAGGTCTTTAATAATAGTTTTATTCTTTGGGAGATTAACCGCTTTTTCATTAATTTTGTAACCAACAATAGGATCATCGGGATCCTCAACAATTATCCCATTAAGAATGGCTTTCACCCATACGCTACCCGCGAATTTTTTTCTTGCTTTTTGTTCTTGTTCAGTAGGTACACCACTGTTCCCTAATTTTGACAGCATTACCTGTCTTAAAGGAGACCTAGCTAAGCCACTGGCAAACCCACCATAATCAGTCGCCATTACAGTGCTCCATAATTAACCATCAAATAACCATGGCTACCAGTATGAACAGCTTCAGGTTTAATTTCCTGAATCTCCTGAGCTATAACTCCTGTAGTAGGATCATCAATACCAAGCTCCCTAGCTTCATCATTCCAGTTCCAAGTATAAATGTTATAACCTTTTGAAGATTTACCTAGATATTTAATAGCCTCTTTTAGCCTTATATCACTCCACATTGCTATTATTGCTGCAGAAGCCAATGACCCAGCTAACTGAGTATTTTGAGCTCTGGCTGCGGCTTTTGAAGCTTGGTATTCAGCCATTCTTGCTTGTGCATTTTGTGCTGCACTACCCATTCCCTCAATAGCCCCACCATATACCCCTTGGGCTATATTGGCTAAATTAGCCCTCAACCTGTTATTGGATTCTAGCTGAGCTATCCTGGCATTATTAGTAGTTCCAGCAACAGCTAATGACTCCCCTCTTTGACTGGCTCTACCCATTTCTGATCTTTGGGCGCCCGTAAGTTCTGTACCATACCTTTCTAAATTTCTTTGTCGTGTTCCCCTAGATATCTCAAACTGCTTTTTAGCTAATCCAGGAGCTTCATCTACTAATGAAGTGTCTTTTAATCTACCAATTGTTTCTTCTTCAAAGGTACTAAAATTTTTCATCCAATCAAGATACTCTCGCTTAGTTATACCAGCATAGGCTGTTTCAGGGTTTGATACATTAGGTATAAGATAATTCTCTGAATACCCAGGAGGTGCACCAGGGTTACCTGGCTCAGTTACTCCACCAATGTCTCGTCCACCAATAGAACCACTGTGGGCCGTTGGGTTAAATCCTGATGGTATTGGCATTGCTTAGGTCTTCCCGTAAAGTTTCATTGCGCCATAAGTCCCAACCATCTCACCGAGAGCACCCATTTGTGCACCACTAACCATCATTCTATTTCGGCTCTCCTCTATAACTCCTTTAGCACCAAGCCTTGCAGCCACACTTAATCCACTCATAGTCTGGGCTTGTTGCCCACGAGAAGCAGCTAATACATCTGAAGCCATATTTGTACTTATATCTTTGGCTTGGAGAGTACCCTGTAACATAGCAGAAGTACCAAGGCTTGCCCTATCAGCAGCTCCACTAACACTTTCAACTGCTGATAACCCAGGCATTTGTCCAGTGGTAGCTTGTGCTACATCTGCACCAGCTCTACCCCGTAACATCGGGGCATAATCTCTTTTAGCCTCATCTCTCCACTCTTTTAATACTGGATCATAGGTTTTTTTGAACCTATTGTATTCAGCTAAAGCAACACCCGCTTGTGTCTTTTCGGCCTTACTTGCCGCATAGTCTTGTCTTTTTGGTTTACTACTCATATCTCTTTCTTATATACATAACTGGTTAATTTATATCCATACTTTGGAGCAACCTTGCTCCATCCCTTTCTACTCGTTTGAAACTCAATATTATCTGCATGTAACTGATTTGCAAGCCTATCCAACAAATCAAACCCATCTTTCGAATAGTCACACTTAGGGTCTTGGTAAGCTGCCCACACATATAGAGTGGGTCCACCCCCATGGTTCTGCTGTGTACTGGTAATGAGAAATCCCACATTTTTATCTTTTTCGTATCCAATATATAAATCAGCTTCTTTATTCTTTAAGGCCACATATATGTCTGCTGGCACCCAGTCCGAATAACTTTTCTTAATTATGTATCTTAACTTCTCCTCTATATCTTCATAAACAAATTGCAAATCGTCTTCAGCTATTTTTGACAATACCACAGACATCTATCCCTTCTCCGATCCATACCTCCGATATCTTCTACTAGGAGGTACACCTACACCAGAATATGTAACTTTCCTCCCTACTCCAATATCGGCTCTCCTAGCTTTTATCTCTGCGTCTTGTACTGTTTGCCCAAATAGCCCAGCATAATCCATTGCCGCCTGTGGGTCAGACCAATCCCTCTGTGGCATCCTCAATAATCTCCACAAGGCTCCAAAAATAATTCCATCTCTGTAATCATCCGCTACCTGGGTCAATATATTATTAGAACTACGAGAGGGCTTTAATGATACATTCATAATAATACCACTAGCTTTAGTAGTATCTGGCACAGGTATCAACCAAAACAAATCAGGTGATTGCTGTAAAAAATACTCAGGCGTGGAAGTATTATTACTTTCCCTCCACTTAGGCTTCCTACTCTCAAGCATCCTTGGGGTTATTGCTTCTAGGTCTTTACCATCATAAATTCCCCAAATTATCTTGTCCACCTTAGTACCCGTAGGCTGCCCAAACTCATACTCATAAATACCAGCTACAGTGGTTATAGGGTCTAACTCCTTTGTATATACCGCAGCTTTTTCACAAAGCTCTATAGTAGAAGAACGTAAAGCATTCTCTACAACAGTATCTGGACACCCAGGTACATAGGGTAATACATCTTTCATAAATGATTCAAAACTAGCCATTACTCACTATCTGTATATCGGGTTTAATAAAAGCGTCTATTTGAGCTTTGCCTTGGACACTTACCGCAAACATTTGGTAATGAACACCAGCTCTCGCTCCATTACCAGCAAATTCAGCATCCTTAGTAAAGGCTCTAAATAAACAATAATCTATAATAGCATTAGAATAATTATCTGGAATTCCTATAGTACTACTTGCAGCTGATAAATCTGTTGGTCTTTGCGAATACACAAGTTCTACATAAGCATTACCAGCTACCCCAGGGTACACATAAAAATTCAAAGGGTCATTCTCATCAAATAAATAATGCTTTGGAATTGCCCCATGAGTTGCGTCACCTGCTACAGTAGGATTATGCCAATCTGGGTCTTGTGTATCTAAAATATCCCAAGCTACCAATCTAATAGCCCGACCACCAGTAGCAGCATTAACAGTACTAGACATATTACGCACTACACTAATAAGCCTTAATCCATCAGTAGGTATAGCCTGTTTAGTACCAGTAACTAATTGCACATTGGAATGAGTAGCAGTAGCATCGGGCTTTATATTAGTTATCTCACGTTGAGCATCATTAATGTAATTTAATAGTTCAGCTTCAGTCCACCGCACATTCGCTGTGTCCTGTAATGTAGCCTCAATACGTGCTAATAAATTTGTTCCAGTTGTTACTGATGCCATTAACCCTCTTCACCTACTATTATTTCAGCCCAAATTTCATCTCTTTCATCTGAGCTAATTTGTTCCCCAAATACACCTTTAATAACAGATTGCTTAGGTAGCCCATCAGTAGTGAAATCACTAGGGGAACCCTCGTCTAATACCTGTTGTAAAGCTGCTTTCAATTTATCTTCTCTATCTCTATTGTCATTGATATCAATAACAATAGCATCCTCCACTTCTCCCTCATCAATAACCCCTATCTCAGATGCAAGAATAGTTGGGCTTTCAGAAACTGAAACCCCTTCTTTTACTTCCTTAGCACCTTGTTGAAGAGCCACTAATGAGATGTCATCTCCTAACTCTTTTGGCTCACCAGCATATAACCATATGGAAGCTCCCCAAGTTGTAGATATATACATATCTGAATCTGAAACTATTTTCATAATTACTCCTAAATTAAAAAAAGAAGAGGGGCCACCATAAAGATGGCCACCACTTCAATTAAGACTGGATTATGCGTAAGCAACATCAAGTCTAATTACACCAAAGTCCTCTACGGCACTATTTATATCGGAATTGAATTTTGGTTTCTTCAATCCAAATATCTTGCCAATAGAGATACCATTTTGGTTACCATAGTCGAAGTTATCTTCAACCATTTCAGGTAACCCGATATCAGCCATCGCAAGTGATTGTGCTCCACAGAATAAGCAAGCAGAGCCATTGACGTCAGCGTCAGCTCCCCACTTGTATCCAGCAGCACCCGCATTACTTGAGGTTCCAGTTGTTGCGCCAGAAGTATTAAACACGTGTCTGAACTCGTGAATAAATACACCATCGACCATCAAACTAGAAGATCCAGCAAACAAACTGTTGCTAGGTCCTCTTACTCCGGCATTCCTGACGTTAGCCAAGAAATCAGAGTCTAGTTTAATATCAGCCATAACTTGTGGAGTTACGAAAAGATGAAAACTCTCTTCGTTACCTGCGCTCCGGATACCACGGATGTAGTTATCTTTAGCGTAGGCTTTTAGGTCCACAATTGTGTTATAGGCCAGTTTATCAGCAGCTACAGTAGCTGTGACATCTCCAGCAACCAAACCATTAGTTGCATCCCACCTTCTATGTCTATTAGAAGTTGGAGCTGTGATATCGCTATTAAAAGCAAGATCACCTAAGTTTTGACCTGAAGTATAAACCGGTCTTAACGCACCATTGTTCTTTTGCGTGTAAGCAACACCAGAAAGCGTTAAAAACGCTAATTGGTCAATTCTATCGGCAATTGCATAAGCAAGTGCATCTCTAGAATGCTCACGAAAAGTAACAACTGATTTTTGATCCGCTAGACGACCTGCGAGTCTATTCGCAAATCTCAATTGATCTAGTTGGATCACTATGTCGTACGCACGTAACGATTCTTCGTTACCTTCCAGTGTGTTGTCTCCAGTCACACCATCACCAGTCATATCAGCAAGTAGAGTCAATACTGCTCTAGCTCCCTTGTCTGACTTAGTGAGTTCACTAACTCTCTGGACCATTGCATTAGATCCAGAACCAGCGAATTGGTTGATAAACGACATGTTACGAGCAACGCGCCAAAAGTCACGTGACCAAGCCGTTAATTGTTCGGAGGTCAGTGACGCGAAATTAGTATTAGCCATTTGGCTTCTCCTATATTACGTTACTATTTAACCTGCCAACTTATTGGGGTGACAAACCAACCCGTGTACCTCGTATCGTGAGGAAACGACTTCGCGACTTTAACGAAAGCGACCTCGACCAGATTTACGTCATGATAGACGAAAGCGTTTGTTTACCTTAACGACCAGGGCTAGATATCGTTCTAGCTTACGAATTCTTATATGATATATGACTCTTTATCCAAAGTCACCACGCAATCTGCGTAAAGTTTCCTCTGGTAAAGCATTAAACTCATCTTCTGATAAAGCATTCACATCAAGTGTTCCTTCTCCCCGCTCTGCATTGCCTTGACCCTTAAGATCAGGTGGCTGAGATTCAGATGCTTCTATCTTTTTTTGTACTGCAGCTTTCTTTTTCTTTTGTGCAATCTCCCCATTACCTTTTTTAGGTAAAGGGGTTGTTGCCTCTACTATTGGTTCATTTCCCGCTACAACATATTTAGTTGCTTTAGTCAGAGCATCTGATGCTTGATACCCTTGCACTATAAAAGCATCACGAAGATCAATTACTTCATCTGCCATTTCCTTATTATAATCCTGACTGTTTTCGTCAAGAATAGGGTATTGTTCTTGTATTAACTGAGCTGTAGTTTGTAACTGTATAGCTTCCTGACTTTGCTGAACTGTCTGACCCATCTTCTGCTGAACTTCAAACATAGTTTGCTCTCTTTCAGCATTCCTTATCTCAGTTCTTAAAGCTGTAGCTTTTTCAGACTCCCCATCAAGAACTAGTTGCTGATATTCAGCTTCTTTAGTATCAAACTCATACTTGGGTGCTTCTGCTTGTACTTCTGCTTCTTTAGCCATTTGCTCATTTAATTGTTTCTGTAAAGCTTTTTGTTTTGCTAAAACCTCATCCAACCTAGATTTAGGAACCATAGGAGATTTTTTCTTCTCTTCTACTTCATCCCCTGACTGCTCATCAAATTCTGCAGTAGCTGTCTCCTCGACTGGCTCCTCAACTTGTTCGCCTCCTTTATCACCATCTTCTGGCGAGTCATCACTTTCTGCTGGCGCCTCTTCCTCTGGTTCGTCACTTTTTGCCTGCTCTGTTGGTTCTTCCTGACTTTCTTCACTCTCCTCCTCCTTGGGGTTACCCTCTAAATCTAAATCAAAACTTAAATCCTCTACAAACGGGGCGGCATCTTTTTCCGTCAGCTTGTCTGCCCCAGGTATACCATCAAAGGTAACATCTAATAGGCCTGCCTCTTCTTGAGGTGCCTTTGTTTTTGCTTTTGCTCTTGCCATAATTTACTCCTATTTATTGCTAGTTATTGCAGCTGTTGCCATTTTAACAGCAGCTTGCGTTTCCGTCTGCCCCCTTCTCATATCATTCGTATCAGCAGATAGGTTTTGACGTAATGCTAATTCTTCTCTCTTCATCTGTAACTCAGCCTGTAATTTAGCTATCTGTATTTGTGGATCTATTTGAGATATATCCTGTGCTTTAGCTGTATTAAGTTGGGCTTCAGATTGAGTTCTCATAACTTCAGCTTCTAATTGAGCTATCGTTAATTGTATTTGCCTAATTTGTGCTTCTGCTTGGAATTGCATAATTGCTGCTTCTTCTTCGGTTGGTGGTTCTTGTCCAGTCATTACCCTTATACGTCTTGCAAGTTCATTTTTCCTCTGTAAGTTCGAGTATTCTATAATAACATCATCAGGTATGGGAACCCCCATTTGTTTTAGTTCTAGTGCCTGTGCAAACTGAATATCATCAAAATTGTCCCTAGCTGGTGCAGTACTTACAATTACATCGTACTCACCAATTGTTAAGTCATTAACAACTATGCCTTCAGGGGTCATCTGATTAACCATCATTGGTTCACGTGGTTTCATTGGGTCTTCTTCATTTGTAACCTGAATAACCCGCTCTTCAGTATAAAAATTTTGTATTAAACCTAATACATTTTCTGCTAGATATTGTCTTGTCTTAGTCAGATTATCTAATGGAACCTGAATCATCAAAGCCCCCCGTTCCTGTTTAGCTCTTATTGCTACTCCTGATACTTCTGGTTTATCAGTGCCTAACATAGAATCACCAATACCACTTATCTCTTTTATATTAAATGAAGCTTTCATAGCTATACGATCTAAACCAGTGGGGATTGTATTGGATGGAATTTTGGCAGGGAGGGCGGAGCCACGATTATACTCGAGAACTAACCCTGTCTCAGCCCCATGTTCCTCTAAGTCATCTGCAGTCATACCCACTAACGACCCAGACTCCACCATCCACCCACTATTAGCAGTGGTGTTTACTATGTGTAGCTCTTGAGAGGAAATTTTATTAAGTTGTTCTTGAGGTGAGAGTAAATTTCTCACCATACCAAATGGTTTACCTCTTCGCCAATAAGGGAAATAAGGCACAATAGTAAAATCAGAATAAGGAGACCAATCATCATGAAGTACCACTTTATCAGCGGTTACTGTCCACTTAACCTTTTTAACTAGTTTTTCAATTACACTTAATCCATAGTCACTTGCAAATTTATTCCTCTTTTGTTTTGACCAACCATAAGGAACTTCTCTCATATCCCCTGTAAAATCATCAACAAAGAATTGACAGTTCATAAGCTTACGATGTTGTCGTTCAATAACCCTTATTGCTCTAACTGCTCCAACTTCTTCTGGAATATTTGGAGATGTTGAGCCTGAATATTCCAAATTAGCATTTGTATCTCCATATCTCTGTTCTTCATATTCAATAGAGTCCATTCCATAACTTGATCCGTTCTCCGCTATCACTCTTAACTTATCTGCTTTTTTCTGCCCATACAGTTCTTCAATTTCATCCGTTGTCATCCAACGGGTCTTAAATACTTCGTCCCACGTTTTTGGGTCCCATTCTTTTGCGTCAGGGTCTATTAATATATCTAATGGATCTTCAGCTTTTATTCTTACCTCTCCTTCCAAATGGTCACTAAAGTCCATGCGTACATCAAAATACCCACGGTCCTGAATTAATCCGTCCGTAAATACCTGGCTCTCTGTCCAATCTAATTTATTATTATCACCAATTTGCTTAAATAATTTATTAAGAACAACTGCCGTTTCTTCATTGGTATTTCTTCTAGGCTTAAATGAAATATCCATTCTTCTCGTAGACTGTTCACCTATTACAGTATTTACAGTCGGAAGTATTGTATTAATTGTAAGTGCAGGTCTGCCTTCTTCATCTAAAGCTGCAATATCTGCTTGATCCCACTGATCCCCCCGATAAAAAGCATCACAGCGTTTAGCCATCTCGACATAATCTATATGACCATTGTCCCTGGCCCTTTTATAACGTTCCCAATTATTTTTGGAAATACGCCCCTCTTCTTCCCCGCTCAGTTTTTTCTGTTTTTTACTATATCTAGGATCTGGCATTATGCTCTCATTGCTGTTTTATCTTTCTCACCTTTTACGAGGTGTCTTAATTTATCTCTCCAAGACGGAACATGTACAACTGGTTCAATATAAGTACCAAACTCAGCCATCATTAATCCAACCCATGCCAAAGCATCAACTTGGTCATCGTGTACTCCATTAGGAAAACGTAATAATTCCGCAACCAGTGGACCGGTCCAAATTTCATCTTTCGGAATCTTAACCATCCCTTGCTGCATTCTACCTTGTATCGCCCTCGCTCTTGCTTCTTTATCTCGCCTTCCCGGCTTTAAATCTTTGAAATAGGCCTCGTATAGTTTACGCTCTCTTACCCTCTTTTCCAAGAATGGACCAAGGGCCATTTCTATGTGACCTTTCTCAATACCAATTATGCTTGGTCTCCACTGTTGATACAAGTCTAAAATGCGTTCAACTATATCAAAACCATCAAATTTCCCACGAACAAGGTCAATTACATATATACAATCATATTCATCCACCCCCACGACAATCCCAACAGTATAATCGTTTCTATCTCTTTGACCAATGGCCAAGTCCCATGCACAGTAAAATTTCATCCTACCAAGGTCTATATCGTCAGGTTCATAATAACGAATCATATCCCTGGTGAAATAATCTCCTTCATCTGATACTGGGTTCTGTTGGTATAACGCTGACCAATCTCGAGGGCCGATGGCCCTTTGTATTTTGGTTAGTGCCTCTAAATTATATCTCTCTGGATGTAAAGGTTCACCTATCTCCCTGAAATTTTCAGCAGCTTCCGCTACCGCTGGATATTTGACTACTTCCCATTCATCACCACCATCGGCTGCGTTTCTTAATAGACGACCAGCTAAATCATCATCATGCCATCTCGTTAAAATAATAAGTATGCCACCACCAGGAGCAAGACGTGTATAAGCTGTGGATGTATACCAGTCCCAAACATTATCCCTATTGAAATCTGATTCTGCATCTTCACGGTTTTTTACTGGGTCATCTATTACCAGAACGTGAGCTCCCTTACCCGTAATACCACCACCAACACCAGCTGATACATAACCACCACCTTTGGTAGTCAACCATGCTTCAACTGACTGCGAATGTGGGTCCAATCTTGAATCAGAGAACACAGTCTTATATAATGGTTCACGCAGTAAGTGACGGACCTTTCTACTGAAAGACATCGCTAAAGATCCAGAATAAGAACAACTTATAAACTCGTGTTTTGGGTTTCTGCCCAAGTGCCAGGCGGGGAACGTAATACTAGCCAATGTTGATTTTCCATGCCTTGGTGGCATAAACAACATTAATCTAGGAGATTTACGATCAACTACATCTTGGCTAAACTGTTCAAGCCGTTTGCAAATATCTTTGTGAACCCAGCCAGCTTGATAATCCGGTGTAAAACGCTCTACAAAAGGGAGCAGTCTTTTACGTGAAAGTATACGTTTGGCTAATTCTTTTTGTGCCTTTAATGATGCGCCTTCTTCCTTTGGATCTTCTCCTTGTTCAACTTGATCAGGGATCGGGTCAATCTTTTCAGCGTCATCGGCTCGACAATATACACATAGCCCATGTTCCTGTGAGAATAGAGTCTGAGGATGTAATTTCTTACAACGTGGGCATTCTATATTAGGGATTGCACTCATGGTAATAATTCTTTAATCTTATATTTCTCGGGTCTGAGAAGAAGGATTGCTGGACTATCCGTTACCAGACCCTTACCCACGTGGTGCTGTTCTATAGTTTTAACCGCCTGATACCCATATTTTTCTAAAAACTGTCTTTGTGACTCTGTAAGATGTGACAGGTATTTTTCTTCTCGTAACGTACGAAGGTCTGCTGCTCGCCAACCATCTTTTGATTTTTCAGCTATTTTTATTTCCTTATCTAGTTTCCCTTTTATAAACTTTGAGGGTTTATTAGTGTCAAATATTTTTTTAACTGACGAAATATCTATCTCATATACACTTTTATTAGGCCCACGCCCATATGCTACTGCTACATCTTTTGTACCAGTATAAAGAGCTGATTGAAAGGGGCTATACCCAATCTTACCTAATTCTTTTACCACTTGTTCGCCTCCTTCATCACCAAAAACCCGATAAGGTATTATATTGTCTATTTTTTGGCCTTCTTTAGCACGGTCATAAGTAGCTTTTAATGGGTTTACATTTGCTTCCCCACCATGATATGTCTTTTTAGGTGTTTTACTTTTAGTAAATCTATCCACAATTTGATCAGAATACATTTTAGTTCTACTTGCTGCATTGACTGCTGCCTTGACTGCTACTTTACCTAACCCATAACCAAACTCAATTATAGGAGCTACTTCCCCTAGTCCAGGTTCAAAATGATATTCTGGCCAAAGCTCTTGTTTATTACCAGTTCTAGCATGTTTTGATTCTACTTTACCGTAGTGCTCAAGCTCTGGAGTTTTATAACCCCCCGCCGCATATGCTTCTGCTTCTGGAATTGTATCAAATTTTTTATAGTTCCCTGCTTTCTTAGCCGCCTCCCAAGCTCCAAATTTATCATCACCAAAATCTTTTAAAGTCCCAATATCTGGGCCTGATCTTTGAAACTGAATCATAGGGAAAGCGTAATTATCCATCTGAGCCATCCTATGTGTCTTTACAGATCCAGTCTCCTCATCAAATATATGTCCGAACAAATAAGGGTCCTCAATTCGCGCTTGGAAAGGCGGTGGGTTATCAATATTATCCCTAAGACTCATCAATGATTGATCAACTTCACCTAAACTCATTACACTAATTTAATAACTCCATATAGTAGGCATATCAATATAGTTAACAGTGCCCAAAATATGTAATGTATTGGAAATGATTGGTTTATTATCTTTTTTATCTTTTTTATCATGTTTTAAACTCATCTGGCTGGCTCCAAGTACGCAACATCATCTCCAGCTATTTTTAACAGCTCCTCATCTGACAGGTTCTCAAGCTTCTCCACCTCGCCATTAATTATATTTATTTGGGTAGGATTCTCTGGAGCAAATAGACCATGGAGCTTGCACATTGAATCAATGATATTTTTTTCTTCCGTAGCATTAGCTGACTTTCGATGGGCTTCGAGATACATTGAGGTAGCAGTCCCCTTATCAAAGTTAAACTCGCGCCTGCTTTCTTCACGTAGGTAATTAACCGCCTGAATAATTTTTGGTTTTTTAAATATGTCGTAGACATGCTCTATGTTTAGATACCCAGCTGCGCGTCCAGCGGCAGCTTTAGTCATACCTTTGAGGTGATACAATATTAACCGTTCTTCTTGAACGCTAAGTTCGTTTAAATTTAACCCCATATAAGGGTAGTGTGACTGAAGTTCAGCCCTCTCAGAATCCGACATAATTATTCCGAATTAAGTTTTTCGTCAATAACGGATACGGCCTCCTTAGCCTCACCGATTTTCTTTACCCACTGTTCCACTTCAGATGTTATATCAGAGTGTTCCCCTATACCGACACTTTTAGTTAATAAAATTTCTAGGTTCGTATCGTAATTGGATATGTCTGCTATAAGCTTCTTCTGAACCGAACGCAAGATTCCTTCTTTCATCTCCATAATGGTATCAAATATCATCCATAGTAGTAACTATATTCTTACACCAGTGCCAAAACATGTCCTGAGTTAGGTTATGTTTCATTATATTTGCCCGATGACACACAAGTTGAATGTTCCCAGGTATGTAGTGTAAGTTTGGGTTAATTCTGTCTATAGAAACATTAAAGTCGTGTACACCACTTCCATCCTTAATGTGTGTCATGTAATGACCGCTAAGGGCACAACGCCCTTTTTGTTGTTCCCATATCACTACCAAATGTCCAGGGTCGATGGCCCATTCCATATCTGGATTTTTCTGATTTCTAGAGTACTTCAACTGAGCATGCAGGTGAGATAAATAAGATTTAGGTGTTTTACTCCTATTTTTGTTTTGCTCTACTGTTCTGCACTTTTTGCAAATGGATCTTTTCCATTTCCCCTTGAGAACTTCAAACTCTTCTAGAGGTAATTCCTTTTTACAATCAGCACAGGTCCTTGTCCCCATGCCAAAACCATATCATAAAAAAAATTATTTGAAAATTTTTAAATATATCACTCACACAGTGTTTGTAGTGTTGCCACCACAAGTGGTGTCCCCCCTTTTTCATCTCCTGAGCAGCTCGTTCCGAATCCGACCATTGGAACCTTGTTTTCGATTTAGGGAAAATCCACTGGCGTGTATTTCAGGGGACGGAACATATGAGATTAAGATAGATTTTATGGCTGGTCCTTCTTCTTCTCTTAAATCTAACACAGCCTAGAGGTAAATATCATGGCAGCTTTCCAAAAAGTTATTTATGATATATGCGTAAGCATGGGACACTACATCGATAAAGAAACGGGAGAAACCAAATCCTCTCTGCTTAAAATCGGTGTTGGATACCAAAACGGAGATGGTTCTATCAATGACAGATATGATCTACCTATTCCCTTAGAGAATAAGAGAGTACAGATTATAGATAAAAGAGAAGAATCAGGACTAAGATGGGTCAACACTCAAGTTCCCATGGATACAGTCCACTTCCTTCAAGATAAATTCAAGCCTACTAAGAAAAAGGCTACATCTACGAAGAAAGTCGCTTCAGAGCCCGGAGATATCTTTGATGGTTGATTCCAAAAGAGATGTAAAAGCAGAGCTAGGAGTACTTACAACACTTCTGGCTCAGGGTATCTTAACCGCTAAAGATGGACTAGCTTATCTACAAAAAAGATATGCTGAACTTCAGCTAACTGCTAACCGCTTAGATCAACTAAGAGTAGGAGACTTAGACGATCAAATAGAGACTTTAGAGCTAAAAATGGACGCTGTAAGACTTCTCAGAGATCATAAACCCCAAGAGGGAGTGAACTATGACGAAGAACTAGCATTCATGGACATAGAACTTAAGCAATTAAGAGCTAAAAGAGCCGAGGTCTCACCTCAACAAGAGTCTTAATCTAGACTGAAATTAGCCTTGGGAGTATCAACTACTCTCAGGGCTTTTTTTATACTAAGCCGATAACACCGGGGGGACACCACTTGAAAGGCATTAGCCATCCCTGGCTAATACATCTGAAAGCAGCCATCCCTGGCTGAACACCTGGCTCCTCCCTCGTGTGCGGTGTGCGGGTGACATCGTTAGGTGTGCGGTGTGCTATTACTACTATCATCAGCGAGGTGTGCGAGCTGATTTACTACTATCATCGCGTTAGCGATGTGGACTGTACAGCGTACTTGGACCCCTTTTCTGTAAAAAAGGGCATCCGTCCAAGAGACCCCTGTGTACCGGTACACACCGGCAATCGCCACGGACGTGGTACACACCTAAGCTGTTGATTTAAAAGGACATTTCATAATGTGTACCACGTGTACCACGTGTACCAGCTAATTTCGCTGTTTAACCATAGACCATCGACCATAGATATTTATCATAGAATGTATGAATATGAATATTAGACGGTACACATGGTACACAAGCCCAATTACGTCTGAAATACCCCACAAAATCAATGACTTAGTGTGTACCACCACGCCTAAATCGTTAGTGGTACACAAAACACGCTGTACAGCAACTTCTTCAATATATTCAATAGCTTAATGTGTACCACTGTGTACCACCAACATCGAACGATATGCGCTGGCGCGCATATCAGCAGACGGTATTTATGAGGATATGACCATATATCCTCTCTACTTTAACCAACAAAATAGGAGAAAAACATGTTGATAAGGAGAATATCGTTGCTCACTGGGACTGAGCACACAAAAGAAGTCCCAATAACTGACCAACAAGCTAGAGATTTAACCTCTGACACAGGCTTGATTCAAGAAATATGCCCAAATCTATCTAGTACAGATAGAGAATTCCTAATGACTGGCATAACTCTAGAAGAATGGGAAGACGCTTTCGGTGGCCCATTAGACGCTGAATCTGATGATGAAATAGGAGGATTGCAATGAAAGCTAAAAAACTAAGACGCATGATGAGAGCCAACGGCTTCGACATGCTAACAGTTGCCTATAATCGTATAGAGCACAGAAATGGCAATCACACTAGAATCTTAGATCCTAATTGTGGTAGAGCTGTCTACCAAAAAGCTAAGAGAGGTGTGAAATGAAAGGTATAAATTTCAAACCACTTGCAACAGCTATGAGGTACCAATTCGACTTTGAATATGCTCTTTGCGAAGGATTTAGATTACTTTGCATGCAATGCAAGCATCCAGTAATGTATGAAGATACTTATCCAACAGTAGAAACACCTAAATGCAGACAATGCATACTGGAGGAAGCATGAGTATAAATAAACTAGATAACCTCACTAGAAGGCTCAACAGAGCCATGAGAAGTATATTACTTAATAGTGAACCAAATGAACTAACTAACTTATATATATATAAGTTGGGCTTAACACAAACTATAAAGCCCCATACATGGGAAGCACTAGGTATATTGCTCAGAACAGATGTAACGCTACATACTGAGGGAGTAGAAGAAACACCTCCTAGTAAGAAATACCCTGATTATTTTAAATACAGGGCTTTCACAGATAGTGATAAAGCTTACTTTGCTCATAGAGTTGACGGAGACTGTATATGCTGGGGTGGAAGCATAGAATGTGGAGCGACTGACAAGGAGCGTAAAGACATACTCAACTTTCGTAAGAAAGAATGCAGTCAGGATTGGTGGCTATCATGAGTATATTAACCTTCATCATAGGTTTAGTTCTAGGTTGGTTTATCGCCAACCTATGGACTGTGTACCAAATAGGCGAAATGAGCCTAAAAGAAGTTAAGAAGCTCAAACATGAAGCTGATTACCTAATTAATAATAATAAAATATAAGGAGGAAGTATGGATATAAAAATCTTACTCGATCGTGTTAAAAGTCTAAAACTAATAAGACATAGCCCCTTCACCAAAAAGTTTGACAAAGAAGCTTACAAAGCGTTAAGACTTGCTGGTGCAGATTGGAGCTCACAACTTGTGGCCCACAAAGAAGGAACACTTGAACATGAGTTCTATGAGGGTAAACCAGACTCTCAAGATATGGAAGAGTTTCTTGAAAACAAGATTAGTGGAGTTGTCAATGGAATTAGTCTCCTACTTGTAAAGTAGTAAAAAAAGCTCAAGTACGCTGGCTGAATAAGTACAGGTGCTTGGGCTATTTTTTT